TGACCTTGCAGTCGTTACACATGATGTTTAGAAAATCATATGGATAACCGCTGGACTGTTCTTTTTTATAGGCTTTTTCAAAGCGCAGCATTCCATCATAGGCCTTGAGTTCCAGCGTCCGTATTTTCCGGTTTGCCTCCGCCACATAAAAGATTCCCATCGGGATATCCTCGACATTCCCATCCGGAAGTGCCATGTGGAAATCCAATGCAATCTGTGCGTCCTCTAATGAGTAACGGTCAACGTCTGAGAAAAGGGATATGCCAAGTTCCGCAGAATAGACGGAGCCGAGCTCTATTTCAGATGTCCCGGAGCACTGTCTTGTAATATAGCCGGAGCCCTTGACAATGTCCTTATTGACAAACGAATAGTTTTTCCCGGTTGCTGTGGTGATGTTCCCAGACCATGTAAAGGAGCGGGCATTTTCTTGTACTGCTGTCTTGTATAGATCAGATACGGGATACATAGCGCCGCTCCTTTCTCATCAATATTCCTTCAGTTCAAAGCTGACTTTCCATAGTCCTTTTCTGCTGGTGTCGTGTGCAAGGGAAGCTTTGAAACCGTCGATGTACATTTCTCTGGTCTCCCTGACCATTGTTTCTGTATTAAAAAAGTTGACTGCGAGCTTTGGCTTCCCACGCATCGCGGACAGCTTTTTAAGCCACGCCGGTGATACCTGAAAGGAGACGGATATCTGGGCAACACCGGATCGCACGATGTCGCGCTGAGTCGTACCGGCTTCCGTTTCCCCGGAACTGTCTGCCTCCACATCGGAAAGCGCCAGATCATAGGAAACAGGAAGCGGCATGTCTGTGCCATCGATATTTAAATATTGTGTAAATGCCATCATCTGCCTCCTGACCGGAGCGCCATCCGCTGCTGGGCGGTAATAATAGTTTCATCCAGCAGGGTTCCTCCAAGGTAAACTGGAATGGTAATGTCACCTCCGCCGCCCACATTTTCAAGAGCTGCAGAGAGCGCGTTTACCATCGTGCCGGTCTGGCTTGCTACGGCATTCTGAATCATGGCCTGCAGGGACGAAACGCCGACGACGGCTTCCGCACCGGCCTCACCTCCGGCAAGCAGGCTGTTTCCGCTCATCCCGAAGATGGTCGGTGAATCCAGAATCATGCCGTTTCCCATTGCCTTCTTATACCAGTCCACAGAGAAATGAGGGATGGACGGCGGGTCGAGCGAGAAGCTGCCGGAAATAGAAAAGTGCGGCAGCTTGATCTTCGGCAGTTCCCAGTTGAAATTGAAGATGCCCTTGAGCTTATCTACAATCCCGGATACAAAGCTCCAGATGCCGTTGAACACGCTGCTGAACACATCCTTAATGCCGTTCAGAATTCCGGAGATCGTGTTGTGGATTGCGTTGAAGGCTGTGGAGATGCCGGTCTGCATGGCATTCACCACGCCCATGACCACGCTCTTGATGCCGTTCCAAACAGTGGTGAAAACCGTATGGATTGCATTGAAAACCGTACTGGTAACCGTTTGGATGGTATTCCATGCCGTTGTAATAAAGGTCTGAATTGCGCTGACCACTATGGTTACTACCGTTTTTATGGCGTTCCAGATGGTAGTGACAACGACACTGATCGCCGTCAGAACGGTTGTAATGATCGTCTTGTAAATTTCAAAGTAGGTCGTCACGACGAGCTGAATCGCGGTAAAGATGGTTTCAAAGAAAGTCTTGATCCCGCTCCAGATCGTAGAGATTACCATCTGGATTGCCGTCATGACAGTTTCAACCGTAGTCTTGATGGTATTCCATGCATTCGTCAGGAACGTGCCGATGGCTGTGACGACGGTTGTAAATACCGTCTGGATTTCCTGCCAGATGGTGACGAAGAAATCTTTGATTGCCGTGAACACAGTAATGACGGTCTGTTTGATACCTTCCCATAGGTCAATCCAGAACTGCCGGAAGCCGTCGCAGTTATTCCAAAGATAAATGAATGCCGCGACCAGCGCAGCGATTGCCGCAATAATCAGGATGATCGGGTTTGCCAGCATGACTGCGTTCAAGGCCCCGAACACCGGAGTAAGGGTTCCGATGACGGAGGTGATGGTACCGACTGCCGAGATGACCTTGCCGATGACCACCAGAAGTGGCCCGATTGCAGCTGCAATCAGCGCGACCTTGATGATGACCTGCTGTACCGGTTCAGGGATGCCGCTCCAGATCTGCGAGAATGATTTCAGGGCATTGGAGATGTCCTTCAGCACCGGCGCAAGGACGGAAGCAAGGCTGTTTCCGATGTCGGCACCGGTTTCCTTCAGGGAGTTCATGGTCATCTTGAACTGGTCAATCGGGTCGAGCGTTTCATTGAAGGTGTTCTCGACGCTCCCGGAGAAGTTGCCGAGGGAGCCGGACAGATTGTCAAGGTTCAGTTTTCCCGTTGCGCAGGCATTGTAGATTGCTGCGCCTGCCTTACTTCCGAAAAGGTCATAGGCTGCCTGCAGCTTTTCCGTTTCAGAGCCGTTGCCCTTCATGGTGGTGGAGAAACCGGCAATCGCCTGATCCAGCGTCTTGCCGTCTTTCGTCGCGTTCTTCATTGCAGTCTTTAGGCCCATCATGGCTGCCGAGGTATCAAGACCGGACATCTCGACCATGCCCATGAAGCCTGCGGCCTGCTGTGAATTCAGCCCCAGCTCTTTAAGCTGCACCGCGTTTGTCTGCAGGGCGGAAGCCAGCGTATCCATGTCGATGCCGGTTGCCTGTCCGGTCGCGTTCATGGCATCCAGCAGATCGCCTGCGTCCGAGGCATCCTGTCCGAAGGCATTCAGTACGCCGGAGACATTATCCACGGAGGTGGAAACATCCGTATTGTTCAGGTCAGCAAACTTGATGAATTTCCCGGAGAGATCGTCCAGCGCCTGTCCGGTCAAGCCAAAACGTGTGTTGACTTCACCGACAGCGGCACCGGCGGTCTCAAAGTCGGTCGGGATTTCCGTTGCAAGGTCTTTGACGGTCTGGTTCATGTCTTCCAAGGTCTGACCGGTCGCGCCGGTTTTCTGCTCGACGATATCAAGACCGGAATCCACCTCGCTGAAAGCAGCCAGAGAGGCCGCGCCGACCGCCACAATCGGAGCCGTCACGTGTGTGGTCAGTCCTTCACCGACCTCGGAGATTTTGCCGCCAACCTCCTGCATCTTGCTGCCAGCCTGTTTCAGGGTGGCGGATACGCTGGTGTCGGTTTTCTTGCATTGCTGCTCCAGACCTTTAAGTTCCTGCTCGGTGGCGATGATCTCACGCTGCCATGCATCATACTGTTCCTGCGTGACGGAGCCGTTTTTCAGGCCCGCGTCCATCTGATCCTGCACGGATTTTAACTGCGTGAGTTTCTCTTTTGTCTCGCCGACTGCCTGTGACAGGAGTTTCTGTTTTTGCGAGAGCAGCTCGGAATTGGTAGGGTCAAGCTTTAACAGGCGGTTGACGTCCGTAAGCTGCGACTGTGTGTTTCGGATCTCTTTGTTGACGCCGGAGAGGGCTTTGGAAAGGCCGGTCGTATCGCCGCCGATTTCCACTGTGATTCCTTTGATTCTGTCAGCCATGCGATGACCTCCTTCCCTTGGTTAAAATTGATCCATCTGTTCCTGCGTTGCTTTTGCGGGCCAGTCGTAGCTGTCATTACTCATTTCCGAGTACATGTCATTGACTGTACCGATGGTGAGCAGGTCGAGCTCGGAAATAGAAAGCCCGATTTGCACACAGCGGAGCAGGAACAGTGGCGTCGTCATTTCGCGTTCAGTTTCATAAGGTTTTTTTTAGACTCGACCTCCGTCTCCACATTCAGCCCCCACAGCGAAATGATCTGCGGCAGGATTTCATAAATGGAGAAGGTATTGAACTCATCAAGCCATTCCTCCGGAGTGTCCGGGATATCCGGATTCTTATGCTTGGCCATAAGCCAGGCGATGTTCTCGAAAAGCTCCAGACTGAAGGTATCCAGATCCGATTCCTGCGGATTGGCTTCGTCGATGCCTTTCTGCAGCTGGTTCAGATCCTTGTAGATATCCCGGTGGAATTTGTTCCTGTACAAACGAGGAATGGCGGCAGAGGCACGGAATTCGACCGGCTTGCCGTCAATCTCGATGGTTTTTGTAACTGCCATAGTGCTGCCTCCTTATGCTGTCTGCGAGCTGGTCTTGGAAGACGTTGTCGCAGTGGTGCTGGTGCTTGTGCTGGTACTGGCGGCGGCGGTCGTAGTGGTGGTCTTATCCTGCGGTTCATAGACCTTGGTGTACCAGTTGTTGTAGGTTTCCTCGCTGGTGTTCGTACCGGTTTTGACCTTTACCAGCCCGCTCGGAAGCGGCGAAACAGTAAGCGAGAGCTTCTCCGTCTTGACTTCCTTCTTGTCCTCTGTGGTATCGCCCTCCATCGAAGGTCTGGTCGCGCTGCAGTAATACAGGCAGTGGCGGATCTTCCGCTGGTCGCCGGAGAACTCAAAGAGCAGAGCAAAATGCTCCGGCTCCACATCCTTGTTTTCCACCAGCACGCCATTGGCATCTTCGGTTTCATGCAGGACATCCACAAGAAAGCTCTCCGGGATGAGCGCAAGCTCGAAGTCGCCGGAATAACCGTTATTGTTGCTGACCATGTAATACACGGAATCATCCGCGTAGAACGGGTCGTTATCGCCCTCTGCATCCAGTGAAAGGCTCACGGAGCCGGGCATGCTGACAGGCGTCCCGAAGGTGACCTTGCCATCCTCGTCAATCGTGACAAGTGCGTAGTGACAGTTCTTAAGACCGAACTTCACTTTGTTTTTTCTGTTAGCCATAGTGGCATCCTCCTTTAAATCTCAGTTTGATAGAGCACTTCATACATCTTCTCGGAATCAATCCAGACCTCGGATTTCTCCCACGGAATTTCATGGGCGGTCAGGATATCCTCCAGTTTTTCTTCCAGCTCCGGGTCTTTCTTATCCGTGTAGAGTTCCATGTTCAGCTGGCTGATTTTGAAATACACGCCGTTGTCTGCGAACATGTTGTCACTGCCCGGAAAGAGAAAAATAAGGAAGGGCGGCTCAGGAGACTCACCTTCGGCGAAATGGTCGTAGGCAAGAGGGAGTCCCGCTTCCTTTAACATGTTGGTTATGTCGTCATAGGTCATACTCAGCCGCCTTTCAGTTTCTGTTCGATGGTTTTTACAAGCGTTTCGTTGCCGCGCTGTTCGGCAGGCGCGATGTGAGGCTTTCCCTCGACACGGCCTCCGCCGCGTTTGGCGTGTCCGTTCTCAAGCAGGTGCGCAATCTGGTATCGGTTCCTCGAATGCACCACAAGGTCAATGCTCTCGGAATCCTCGTGGACATTTTTTACCGACCAGCTTTTCTTGTACTTTCCGGTATCGACGGGAGCGCCAGATTGGATGTCCTTACGGACAGAAGCCGCCGTATCCTTTACGGCATCCTTCATGTCGTCGGTTGCGAGCTTTGAATATTTTTGAAGCTCCTCCATGATTGCGTCGTCCATTTCGCTGATCGGTATTTTTCTGCTCATGTTTTTTTCTCCAGCTTGCAGTTGAATTTAAGGCTGTTCCGCTTGCAGCCCATCGGGTTCACATAGGTGATGTTGTAGATATGGCCTTCCGCGATGATCCGGTATTTTGTGGATTCCACGGCGGCAAGCTCGGAAGAGTACCGGCAGGTAAAGTCAAGGGATTCTTCCGGGTTAACAACAACGCCTTCGGATTCCGAACCGGTGCTTGTGCCGACTGTTGCCCAGCAGGAGCAGTAATCCGTCCAGCCGTTGGTGTGGTTTCCGTATTTGTCAACGGTGACCGCGCTTTTCTGAAAAGTGATTTTTGTCCGCATCGCGCCGATATTCATCAGAAGCCCTCCTTCCGCGTGCCAAAGAGAAGGGAGCGCAGCGTCATGTTGAGGGCATGGTGGTCGGCTTCCTCCCGGTGCTCGTAGAGATAGGCCACGGTGTAAAGGATGGCCACCCGGATGCGGATCAGGGCTTTTTCCTCGTTTGCCATAAACTCCTCGTCGGACTGTCTTGTGATGTCCTGTACCTGCTTTGTCGCCGCAGAAATCAGGCTTTTTATCAGTTCGTCCTCGTCACCGGTGGTGACCCGGAGATAGGCTTTTGCTTCCTCAAGAGTTACTTCCATCGTCCGCCTCCTTAAAAAGAAACCGCCTGCAGGAAGGTTAATTCCTGCAGACGGCTGGTTACGTTAGCTGCCATTTTGATCAGGCACCGGCCTTGACGGACAGTCCCTTCACGGCCTCCGGCAGGATGAGCTTGCCGTCGATGCGCTCAGAGGCAAGGAAGCCAATCTGGCCGTTTGCCGCGTAGAGCTCGGAGAGGCGCTTGAAGGAACGTCCCTGACGCTCGGCGATCCAGTAGTAGGAGAAATCGCCGAACAGAATTGGTACATTGCCTGCAACCAGCTCCGGCGCATAAATCGAAGTCTTATAAGGACGGTTCAGGATCGTGTCGGGCTGACCGACGACAACAGACGGCTGCCAGATGTAATTTCCGTTGTTGTCCTTAATCTTGCGGAGCGCCTTGATGGTGGTGTCGTTCAGAATCCAGATGGCCTTGCTCCTATAAACGGAACGCAGGGAGTGGAACACATCCATGATGTTGTCAAAGGAAACCGTGCTCCCGGTAATCTCTGTGGTCGCGCCTTTGGTAGCCGCCACCTTGGTGAAGATGCCTTCCGGCTTCTTGCTGCCATCGCCGGTGAGGAATGCTTCTTCCTCCGCAGCGCCGATCCTGCGGCCAAACTCCGATGCAATGTAGGTCTCGAGATCGAAAACGGAATCGTTCATAAGTTCCTCGGATACCTTGATTGCCGTGCCCAGCTTGTAGGCTGAGAGGCTGATCTGGTCGAAGGTGTCATCGGATTCCGGGTACAGGCCGTTTTCCTCCATCCATGCCGCCGTCCCGTGGGAAGCAACGACCGGGATGGTGTGCGTGCCGCTCTGGGTCTGAATGACCGTCGCAATCGTGCGGAAGAAATTCTCCTCCTGCAGGGCGTCAATCAGACGCTTCTCATATTCATCCGGGACAAGGTAGCCGCCATTGGCGTCGGTGCCGATTTCCAGCACATCCTTTACGTCGTAGTAGTTGCGTTTGCGGATGTTGTTCCAGAATGCCGCCTTGTATGCCTTGGAAGCGATGCCGGGCTTGTCGTCCGGTTCATTCTTCGCGCCGGGTTTGCCGGTAAGCGGAGCAGAGGTCGGAGCAGAGAGCATCTTGTCGATCTCTTCCTGACGCTGCAGACGTTCAATGTCGTGTGTAAAGTCTGTGACTTCCTTTTCCATCTTGTCGTAGGTCGCGGCATCCTCTGCGGAAACCATGCCGCCGTTCTGAGAGTGTGTATTCAGGAATGATTTTGCTGCTTCCCATGCCTTCGCTCTCTTGTCCATAAGTTCCATAATCTGAGTCATAATAAAAATCCTCCTTTAATGTGCGAGAAGCGAAAGGCGCTTCTCAAGATCGATAACGGGTACCATGTGTTTATCTGCTTCCGGCTTTTTCTTTGGAATCAGCCTTGAGAGCAGTGAATCTGTGACAGCCTTGCGGGAGAAAAGCATCTCTATGGTGTCGTCTTCTTCCGGCAGCGGGTTCTCACCGCCAGCGAAAAGAACCTCATCCGCAAAGCCGAGCTTCCTGGCCTCCTTGGCATTCATCCAGGTTTCGGCATCCATGAGCTTTGAAATCTTCGCGCGGGAGAGCCCGGATTTGATTTCATAGGCGTTCATAATAGATTCCTTGACCTCTGACAGCATGTCGATGGCCTTTTGCATTTCTTCGGTATCGCCAATGGCGATGGTCGCCGGATTGTGAATCATCAGCATGGCCACGGGGCTCATACAGACCTTGGTTCCGGCCATAGCGATGACGGATGCCGCAGAAGCGGCAAGCGCGTCAATCTTGACCGTGACATTGCCCTTGTAGTCCATGAGCATGTTGTAGATTTGCGCAGCAGCAAAAACATCACCGCCCGGACTGTTGATCCAGAGGGTGATGTTCCCGTCTCCTGCATTCAATTCATCTTTAAAAAGCTTGGGTGTTACTTCATCGCCGTACCACGTCTCATCGGAAATTTCTCCGTCGAGGTAGAGTGTGCGTTCGCTGCCGAACGAGTCCGGTTCCTCGTTTCGCACCCAGTTCCAAAACTTTCTGGTCATAATGCCTCCTTACGTTTGTGCCGGGAGCTGCCGTTTTCTGGCTGCTGCTCCGGTTCTGTTTGTGGTTCTTCTTCTGTTTCATCCGGTTCCTCCTTTGCAGGTGCCGCAGCCGCAAAGATACCTGCGTCCGCGAGCTTTGTCATGTTGCCGTTGATGAGATACAGATCGCCGCCGTCCTCTGCCGGAATGCGGTCGAGGTTTTCAAGCTCCCGGATATCATTGGCGGACATCCAGCCGTTCTGGCGGCCTGTTGCATAACCGTTCATACGGCTTTGGTAATCGCCACGGAGCAGGCCGTCCACATTGAATTTGAAGAAGTATTCCTTTTTCTCATCCTGCGTCAGGAGCGCCCGCTGCATCGACTGTTCCCAGCGGCAGACCCATGGGTCAAGCGTGTACTTCACGAATTCCAGTGACTGCTGCTCGATATTGGAAAAGCTCGATTTCTCAAGGTCGCCGATCATGTGCGGCGGAATGCGGAAGATACGCGCAATCTCATCAATCTGGAACTTCCTTGTTTCAAGAAACTGTGCCTGTTCAGGTGAAATGGAGATAGGCGTGTACTTCATGCCTTCCTCCAACACGGCCACCTTGTTGGAATTGGAGCTGCCGCCGAAGGCTGCGTTCCAGCTGTCGCGTACTTTATCCGGATCTTTTACAACACCAGGATGCTCCAGAATGCCTCCGGGCGTCGCACCGTTAGCGAAGAACTTAGCTCCGTATTCCTCGCAGGCAATCGCCATGCCGATGGAATTCTTGGCCATTGCAATCGGCGAGTAGCCAACCAGACCGTCGAAGCCGAGCCCTGGGATGTGAAGCACGTCATATGGAGAAAGCCGGACACGGCTTCCGTTCATTGTGTGCGCCTCCTCCTGTGAGGTCTGGTACTCGTAATAAAGGTGTCCATCCTCGTCGCGGTCGACCGTCATGCGGTTCGGCATGAGCGGATAGAGCGCCACCACTTCACCTTTGCCGTTTCGGATAATCTGCGCGTAGGCATTGCCCCAGAGCAGAAGATGCGTCATAAGTGTTTCTCGGAAAACAAAAGAGGTCATTTCCGGATTCGGCTCATCGTGCAGGATAAAGTAAAGCGGATGGTCAGTTGCCTTTTCCTTGCTGCCGTCGTCATCGCTTCGGTACAGATGAATCGGAAGTCCCGCAATCGCCTCAGAGAGAATCCGGACGCAGGAATAAACCGCCGTCATCTGCATGGCAGACCGTTCTGTCACGGCTTTCCCAGAGGTTGTGCCGCCGAATAGGAAGCGGTAGGTGCTGCCGGTCGTCGAATCGGTCGGCTTGTCGCGGCTCCGAAAAAGTCCAGAAAATATGCTCATAGCCATCCCTCCATTTCGTTTATGGCTTCCCGGAGTACGAGAAAGCCGATCAGTGTCAGTAGAATCATTTCATTGCCTATATGAATAAAATGCCTCTCGTGTCATACACGGAGGCTCCGTTATCGTTGCCACAGCGGATCGCGCGGTCAAGCGCCATGATGGTTGCCACGGCACCGTCGATTTTCTCTGTGGATTTTTCCTTGTCTGCTTTAATGTTTCCGGCAGGATCAGTGCGGATGAAGATGTTGTCCATCATCCAGCGGAGCACCGGGTGGCCGCCGTGGGCGATACGCTTTTCCAGCGTCAGCTTCATCAGTTCTTTGGTAGGTGGCGACATATCTTTGAATCCCTGTCCGAAGGGAACAATGGTAAAACCCATGCCTTCCAGATTCTGAACCATCTGCACGGCTCCCCAGCGGTCAAATGCAATCTCCCGGATGTTGAAACGTTCGCCGAGTCCTTCGATGAACTTTTCAATGTATCCGTAATGGATGACATTTCCCTCTGTGGTTTCAAGAAAGCCTTGCTTCTCCCAGAGGTCGTATGGGACATGATCACGCCGGACGCGGAGATCCATCGTATCCTCCGGCACCCAGAAGTATGGAAGAACCACGTATTTGTCATCCTCGTCAAGCGGCGGGAAGACCAGAACGAATGCCGTAATATCTGTGGTGGAGGAGAGGTCAAGGCCGCCATAGCAGACACGGCCCTCAAGGTCATCATCGCTGACCGGGAAAGCGCACGCATCCCATTTGTCCATTGGCATCCAGCGGATGGCCTGCTTTACCCATTGATTCAGGCGTAGTTGCCGGAAGGAGTTCTCCTCACCGGGATTCTGCTTGGCAGATTCGCAGGCGGCTTCCACCTTGTCGATGCCGACCGTGATACCAAGGGATGGATTGGCTTTCTTCCAGACCTTTGGATCAGTCCAGTCCTCGGTTGCTTCGGCCCCGTAGATGACCGGGTAGAAGGTCGGGTCAAGCTTCCTGCCGTCAAGAATGTCCTGCGCTTTCTGGTGAACCTCATAGCAGATGGAGTTTGTATCATTTCCAGCAGTCGTGATCAGAAAGTAGAGCGGCTGCATTCTGGCATCGCCGGAGCCTTTGGTCATAACATCAAAGAGCTTTCGGTTCGGCTGCGTGTGCAGTTCGTCAAAGACCACGCCGTGAATGTTAAAGCCGTGCTTTGAGTAGGCTTCAGCGGAGAGCACCTGATAGAAGCTGTTGGTCGGCTCGTAGATGATCCGCTTCTGGGAAGCAAGGATTTTCACGCGGCGGTTTAAGGCCGGGCACATCCGCACCATATCAGCAGCAACATCAAAGACGATAGTTGCCTGCTGGCGGTCAGCGGCGCAGCCATAGACTTCGGCGCGTTCCTCACCATCACCGCAGCAAAGGAGCAGGGCGACGGCAGCGGCAAGCTCAGATTTTCCCATCTTCTTTGGAATTTCGATGTAGGCCGTATTGAACTGCCGGTATCCGTTTGGCTTTAAAACACCGAACAGGTCGCGGATGATCTGCTCCTGCCAGTCAATGAGTTCAAAGGGCTTTCCGGCCCACGTGCCTTTGGTATGAGTCAGGCTTTCAATGAACATGACGGCATAGTCGGCCATCTCTTTGCTGTAGGTGGAGGTCTTGGCCATGAAGCGGGTCGGCTTGTATTTTTTCAGTTTGCGCATTGCCATACAGTCCGCCTCCTTCAGGGCAAAAGAAAAGACCGCCGAAGCGATCTTCAAATCTTTATCAGTACGAGAGAAAGAGCCGCGTGGCTCCTGTCTCCCGGAATTTTCTTTCTTAGGTTTTGCTTAGTTGTAGTTGTTCAGAAGGATGCAAAGCGCCAGCTCTGCTTCCTTACAGGTGGGCTCGATGTCCCAGCCTCTGTCGTAGTTTGCCGCGACCGTTCCGTTGATCTTAATCATGAGTTTGGAAATCTTGCCTTTGTTGAGACCGTAGATCTCGCTGGGCTCGTCATAGTGCTTTACCCAGTAATGGCAGGCTGTGTATTTGTTCTTGTCAGCCGCATCAGGAATTCCGATGGTTCCTTCGCTCCACATGGTTTATGCCTCCTTCACCGTCATCTTGAATGCGGGAATCAGGGCATGCTCGTCGCTTCCGAAGTGGGTGCAGCGTTCCTTGACTCTTACGATTCCGTCCAGCGTGCAGCCGAGATCTTCGAACCTTGCAATGGTTTCGATGAGGCTTGAAAAGGTGGAGCTGATGGTGAATTCCTTCACGCCAAGCCTTCTGCAGTCTGCAAGGATGGTTTCAATATCCTCGTCCCAGATGACCTCGGCGAAGTTCGGCAGCTCGTTCCCGGCATCCTTGCTGTAAAGGTAAGCCTGCGCAAGTGTCCACTGCACTCCGATGTCGCTCCATTTCATTCCGGTCTTTGCGTTTTCAATCGCTTCAATTGTGTACTTCATGGTGGTTCCTCCGTTTTCTTTTTGTTTCCCTTTCGGTATGTACATATATCACTCTGAAGCCCTTTATTAGCAAGCAATTCAGGCAAAATATATGTGACAATCCTGCGGAAAAATCACAGGGCCAAACTGTGTATTTTAGCCTTCGCCGGTCAGGATGAAGTGTGCATATTCTGACCGGTGATCTTCGAGGTAGAGAACCAGTTCATAGAAGTCACGCTCATAGGCAAGGCGCTGAACCATGCCAATGTCAAACATGTTGGTAAGGCCGGTATCGCGGATGGCAAGAATCTGTTCTTTGATTTTCTGTTCCATGTCAATCTGCCACCTTCCGGACAAGGTCGACTCCGTAGATTACATTGAGGCCGGAGCGGTTGTCCCAGTTTACGAGGAGGGAACCGGTATCATCAATCCCGGTCACCGTTCCTTTGGTACCGATGGGCGGTGCCTGCACATCGTCCATCTGAAGAAGCTCCACACGTGTGCCAGCAGGATACCGGGAGCGGAGAGCGTCAAGCTCATTTTGTCTGATCATTCGCATGTTGCCGCCTCCTTGTCCGGAGCGCCGTTCTTCCAGCTGGAGTTGCCGTAGAGGTTCTTTAAGAGAATCTTACGCTCTGCCTTGTATTCATTTCCGATGAAGCCCAGCCGCAGAAGAAAGCAGCGGAAGGCGTATTTCTCGTTTTCGACCGGTTTCTCTGTGGCGTTGATCCGTTTCTGATCTTTGCTGAGTTTGCAGAGGGCGGCAACGAAGTGAAGGTAGGTTTTGATTTCATCTGGCGGGAGCATGGCCTCAAACCAAGGGAAGCTGATTTTGTCATCCTCGATGGAGAAGCCGAGATCATCAATACCGAGTGCCTTTTTGATGAGGCTTCCTTTGGCTTCGAGAAGGTTTGTAAGGTTTCCGACGTCTGCGCAGTCGAGCGGAAGGGCAACGGTAAGGCCAGCGCCTTTGTCGGCTGCTGTCTGCGGAGCATCGTCTTCGCTGGCGCTTTCAGCAGGAGCGTCTGCAGTTTCCGGTGTGAATCCGTCTGCGATCAGGTTGTGCATCAGGCGATCGAGCTTGTCAGCATCCTCGCAGCTGACGCATCCTTCTTTGCTGACGGTGATGTCACCGATTTCATAGGCGCAGGTCGGCATGAGCTTGTATATGGCCTTGTCGCCTGTGATGTTGGAGATGGCACTCACCAGTGCCTTTCTTGCTGCTCCGGTTACGTTGTAGTTTGCTTTCATGGTATGTACCTCCGTTTATTTTGTTTTCCGAAGGCTTCCTGTTTGCCTTTCGGTACGTACATATATCACTCTGAAAGCCTTTATTAGCAAGCGATACCGGGCATATTCTGTAGTAAAACATCGACGAATATCAGACGCGGAATTTGTGTATTATACAGTCTCAAAATCCACCTGCTTGGCAAGCTCGGAGTAGCTGATCCGTTCGCCGTTTCTTACGACATACACATTTTCCGCGTCATTCGTGTCCTCTACATAGCGGCGCAGAATAACAGAAGCGTACTTTGGATCAAGCTCCATCATGTAACAGATGCGGTTCAGCTGCTCGCAGGCCATGAGTGTGCTGCCAGAGCCGCCGAAGGTATCAATCACTACAGAGTTTTCCTGCGAAGAGTTCTGGATGGGATAGCCCAGAAGATCCAGCGGCTTTGAAGTCGGATGATCCTTATTGCGCTTCGGTTTGTCGTAGTTCCAGATGGTTGTTTGCTTGCGGTCGGAGTACCACGGATGTTTACCATTTTGTAAAAATCCATAGAGGATTGGCTCATGCTGCCATTGGTAATCGGAACGACCGAGCACAAGGGAATTCTTTACCCAGATGCAAACACCGGCGAGGTGGAAGCCTGCGTCAATGAAGGCTTTCCTGAAGGTGAGCCCTTCGGTATCCGCGTGGAAGCAGTAGGCGGCACCGCCTTTTTCGAGGTGGTCGGTCATGTTCTTGAATGCGGCAAGCAGGAAGTTGTAAAACTCCTCGCCCTTTAAGCTGTCGTTTTCAATGGTCAGACCGTCTGAGGCTTTGAAGGAAACGCCGTAGGGCGGATCAGTCAGAATCAGGTTGGCACTCTTTCCATCCATGAGCAGGTTCACATCGTCGGCAGAGGTGGCATCGCCGCACATGAGACGATGCTTTCCAACAGTCCAGATGTCGCCGCGTTCCACAAAGGAGGCTTTCTCCAGAGCGGCGGTCAGATCAAAGTCGTCATCCTTGACATCCTTATCCGCACCGCCATCGAGGAGTTTCTCCAGTTCATCGGCACCAAAGCCGAGAAGTGAGAGATCAAAAGCGGAATCCTGCAGATCGGATAATTCCACGGACAGCATTTCTTCATCCCAGCCTGCGTTCAGGGCCAGCTGATTGTCCGCAAGAATATAGGCGCGTTTCTGTGCCTCTGTCAGGTTTTCGGCAAAGACGCAAGGCACGTTTTCATAGCCTTCCGCGCGGGCGGCTTCGATTCTGCCGTGTCCGACGAGGATGTTGTAGTCAGCGTCAATAACGGCGGGGCTTACAAATCCAAATTCCCGGAGGGATGCACGAAGCTGTGCAATCTGTTCTTTACTATGCGTCCGGGCATTCCGGGCGTAAGGCACCAATTTATCAATGGGTACCTGTTCCAATTTCTGTGTGTTCATTTACATTCCCTTTCTGGCCTGCAGGAGTCGTTCCATCACGTCGTCCTGTGGATTGAGCCCGCTGTATTCGGCAGAGCAGTTTTCCTTGACGATCTGAAAGATTTCATTCCACAGGCGGCTTGCCTGATTCATGTAGTTGATGCCAATGTTGATGAAGGGTGAAGGGATCGGCTTCCCAGTCGTCGGGTGCTTGGAAAGGTATCCGAGCCGAGTGGTCATCTCTTCGCACTGAATCCAGCGGGCGGAGCACATCGCGTAACGCTCTAAGAGCTGTGGAGACACCGCTTTTGCTACGCCGAGCTTATCCAGCCATTCCCATGTTTCCCGATAGATATCACCAGCTTCCAGGGTGGAGCCGTCATGCTGTTTGGCAGATAGAAAGTCATGCGGGGTTGGCATGTCCTCGCCTTCGACATCCGGTATGTCCAGCACAGTGAGATCTCTGCCGCCTGGATTTCCGTTTTCGTATTTTTCTTTGACGGCGGTCTTTTTCCGGCCCGCACCGGGACGTCTGCCGCCGCGACCACCTGTGTTATTTGATTTTGTCGGCATGATTTTTAACCGCCTCCTTTATTACCCGTTTGAAATCGCCTTTTTTGCACGCAAGAGGGGGCGCCGTTTTCCGCAGCATTTTCCACAGAGATTCTTACCGCCCCAGGGGTGCTGTTTTTACCCAAGTTCTTCCATTTGCTATGTCTCTGACGTGTCTTGTAGATATATGGAACCGTTCACTGACTTCTCGAAGCAGCTTTCCTTCTGAATGGAGCCTTCTGATCTCATAGATGTCATCGATGGTCAGCTTGGCAGCGTTGCTATCTTCTCCGCACCGCAGGCAGGCTGCAGTACCCTGCACCATTTCGTCATGCATGTTTTCTTTCGGCGTTCCCCACTTAAGATTGGACGCACGGTTGTCTGTCGCGTTGCCGTTGAGGTGTCTGCACTGTAGACCATCCGGTCTTGAACCTGAAAACGCACTCAGTACAAGTTTGTGCACCTGCTCGGAACGTTTCTTGCCATCCGGAGAAAGTACATTCACGCGTAGATAACCACGGTGTATTCGCTGGCCAAGACATAACAGTGTCCCGCTCCGTGTGGAATATATATTCCCGTCGCTGCCTGCAAGATATCCGGGATAATCAATTACAGGTTTCAGTTCAACATCCATTCATAACACTCCAATCTGGGCAAAAGAAAAGACCACGAAGATCATCAGCGGTCTCCTCGGTCTTTATGGATCTTCTCATGACAAGAACGGCAAAGGCTCATGAGGTTGCTCTCATCATTTGTCCCTCCCTCGGAGAGAGGAATGATG